CCGTTTCTCTCGCTTGAGTATGTCCTTCGTTATTCCTGCAAAGACCGGCTTGAATCGTATCGATACTGCCTTCCTGTTCGCCACGGACCGTAAAGAACGATGCTCCATCTGACTATCAGGGAGTGCATTGGTCTCCTCAGCAGCAGGTACACTCTCCGGCATTATCCCTCCGGTGTTTGCATCAACGACATTCAACGGCATCCAGTACACAGATCCTGCCTTGCCGCCTATTGGGTTGTCATTGACCTTCGCTCGCCATTCATCGGCATTCAGTGCGCCGTTCTGTCTCATGAGTGCGAACGACTCGTTACGCGTCTTGATGTCGGCCCTCAATATGCTATCAATCATGAACTCCACGAAATACTTTTCGTGTTCGTCTTCCTGGAGACACTGCCATTTAACGTTCTCTTCCCATCGCGTGTACCACGGGAACAACGTATCGATATAGTACGACAGTTGCTCTGACTCGATATTACTGAAAGTGGCCCGGCTGAGTTCCTTGAGCTTATGAGGAGGCATGTTCAGCCACCGCGCAATCTCCAGTATGTTGAACGTCCGCGTCTCCAACAGTTGCAAGTCTTGCGGATTCATCTGTATCGGTTGGAACTCCATCCCTTCCTCAAGTATCGCAACCTTCCCGGCAGATCCGGCGCCGCCATATGTTGCCTGCCAACTCTCGCGTAGATTCTTCAGCCCTTCTCCGCGCCTGTCCAGCTTCCCCGGATGTTTCAATACTCCCTGGATTGTCGCGCCATGCAAGAACGTACTCCCTGCATGTTTTTCACTCGCAATAGCAGTTCCGAGACTGTTCGACGCCATACTCAATACAGAATAACCCTTGCGTCCATCAAAGCCCATTCCCGGCATGTGGAATATCTTCCACTTCGGAAATACCAGCTTCCCTCCGCCAGGCCGATCAAGCTCATATTCAAGCTGCCTGGTTACCGGATTCCGTACTGGATTCATCTTCTCGGGATTGATCGGCCACAGCGCCACCACGTCCATCACTTCGTTGAACTGTTTCTCTGCGTAGTGATTCCCCCACAGAAGGCAGTGCTGTGTCGCTATCTCCTGATAGGTATGACTGGTCATCTCGGCATTCGCCATGCCGTCAAGCACCCGATATAACGGATGCCGATATGCTCGTATCTTGCCGGTCCCTGTGTACTGGTATGTGAGGAACTTCGTGCTCGCTATCATCTGCGATATCTGTAGCACGCCGTTCCACAGCGCAGACAGACTTAGCGCCGATTCAGCGGTGACCATTTCCCCGGAATACGATCCATGATTAACGAGTGCGTCAAGTTGTTTGTCGATATCGGCTATCGTCGGGAAGTGTCCCGGCTTAACAGACCCCCACTCAGAAAAAGCCCGGTTCGCCGCTCGTGCAGCTAACCAAACTCGCCGTGGAGTCGTTTGGATTCTCTCAAGGAATGTAGTAGGCAATACGCGCCTCCTGTGCAGGTCCGTTTGTACAGTTGCCCACTATCATGGAATTATACACCATCTGACTGGCTATGTCTACAGTATCAGTAGACCCTCATCCTCGTACACGCTTTCGTTGCTCTGCGTGTTCCTCAGACACCGATCAAGTGCCATAATCAGCGCAACCATCCCGTCGATCCGTTCCGTTGATTTGGACTTGTCCGGCTTCACATTCGCTGCCGGGTCCTGCTTCACCACCATGTTATCAGCCATCCATCGAAGCACTGGATTCCCACCATGCCGGATCTGCTTCCCAAGTATCAGGCTCAACAGTTCCTTCGTCGGCGCTGCCATCGATGCAAACCCCTGGCCAAACGGCACTATCGTGAATCCCTCATCCTGAAGCTCCGGCCCTAACTGCGCCATGCCCCACCTGTCGTAGGCTATCTCCTGCAATCTACACACGTCCGCTATCTCTATTACCTTATGCGTGATCCATCCGTAGTCTATCCTGTTTCCCGGCGTCGCGATAATCAACCCCTGCCTAACCCACTCCTCATACGGCACCCGATCACGCTTCGCCCGCTCCTCGATATTCTCCTCTGGAACCCAAAAGAACGGCCACACGTCGAATACGTCCTCACACCGCGATATCATCACGAAGGCAGCAATATCCGTCGTGCTCGCCAAGTCCAGACCACAGTACACATCGCGTCCCTCATATGGTCCCGGTTGTTCGGCGCATACATCCCATAATTCCATCGGTATGAATCGGCTTTCCTGCTTCGTCCACTGGTTCAGATACAACCGGCGGAAAGTATTCTCCAGTGCAGGTACTTGTTGCGCCCGTTTGCAGAAAGCGCGCATCTCATCTATGTCCCGAAACGTGCCGAGTGCCGGGTTGGCCTTGTGCCAGACGGATTCATCCGTCCAGTCGTCCTCTTCATCTGCCGCATATATCACAGCGTAGAAACTCGGATCTTCTACAATACCGTCTATCACCTGCCGAGCGTGGTCGTGAACCTCCCAACATATTGAATGCCGATCCCATCCCGCCGTAGTAATCACAACCGTCAACGGCTGTCGCCTGGTCCCGCTACTGGTTGTGAGCACGTCCCATAGACTCCGGTTCGGCTGTACGTGGAGCTCATCGAATATAATTCCACTTGCGTTAAATCCATGCTTTGTCTCGTGCTCAGCGCTCAGCACCTGGTACCGGCTCCCGGTCTCCCGGACAAGAATCCGCTTCGTGCTTTCCAATAGCTTGCACCGCTTCGCAAGCGCCGCCGTTTGCAGCACCATGTTGTATGCTTCGTTGAACACAATCGACGCCTGTGGAATATCCCCAGCTGCCGAATACACCTCTGCGCCGCCTTCACCGTCGGCAATCAACAGATACAACGCCAGCGCCGCCGAGAAAGTAGACTTGCCGTTCTTCCTCGGCAGTTCCAGGTACACCGTACGGTACTGCCGGGTGCCGTCGTCTTTAATCGTACCAAACACGTCACGTACAATCTTCTCCTGCCACGGCTCCAGCTCAAACGGCTTCCCGCGCCACGGATCTTTTGTATGCTTCAGTAATGAGATGAACTGCACTGCTCGGTCAGCTCGCTCTTTGTCGTACAATATCAAGTCCTGTAAGTCGCGCGATAATTATTTCTGCCGGAATACCGAAGCATTTTCCTGCCTGGATTCTTTCGATGTCTTTATTCTCTTTCAGCTTATCGATAATCATATTGAAGTGACCACACTGAATTTTTACTTCCTGGTCAATCGAAGCTATATCGTTACCCTTCGATGCTTGCTCTATTGCCCACGAGTAGAGTATCAGAGCCTCCTCGATAACTCGGCTGACTTCATACCCCGTGGCATCCATCGAGGATTGCACCGCCTTATCGTCTATCATCACTTTGTGTTTCATGACGTCTGCCTCAACAGCGCTTCCATCGGGTCGGCGTCCTCAGTCTTCGCGCCGGTGCCCACCCGCACACGACTACTCGGCGACATGCCAAACTCTGTTGCTACCGCTCGCATCTCGCGCAAATACTTTAACTCAATATTGATATACGGATTTGGTGCCACCGTCTTACCGCCATTCATGCCGACCAACGTGATAGTTGCTTTTTCTGCTGCCTGCCGCCATTTGGAGTAGGACGAACAATAAGCCTCAAGCATTCCCAGATCAATCTCGGTCACAAGTCCCACCTTGCCCAAGGCATCGGTAATCCTTCGCCATTCCTTCTTTGCCAACTTATCCAACCACGTCGGAGCCCTCGGCTTTACCTGTTCCGGTTGCAAAACATCCGGTATCGGTCGGTGACCGCGATTCCCTTCAAAGATTCTCAGTTCCGTAGGCTTCGGTTTCCCAGCCATGCTATCCTCCAAACTCGCATCCGCAATTCGGACACACTAACGTTTTTGGTGCCTTCTCCACAACACCACCATCAGTAGACAACTTCAACTCACCATCAACTAATCGTATCTCTTGTAGCAATTCCGCAATCTCCAAATCATCATCAGCGATGAAGAAATCCAACGATTGCACGTCAAATACTCCGTACTGGCTTGCAATCGATAACAGTTTACGCTTAGCTTCCTTCCGTGTCTCCGCCTCGATATACACAATCGGTATCGGCGGCACATGGACCCCTTCGTCACGCAATCGCCCCAATACCCTCAATCGTTGATGGCCGTCTATAATCCAATTCCGCTTCTCACTCTGCCACACAAACATTGGAGCACTGAAACCATTCTCCAGTATCGTCCTCTTCAGCTTCTCAAAGTTTTCAGCCGAAAGACTCTTGATACTCCCCTGGAACTCACTCAGTTCCTCTATGTCCTTCAGGTCTGCACCCTTGCAGGCAATCTCGACTTTCATTTGGAAACCGCCAATTGCAGAAATGGCTGGAAATCACTTGCAATATCCGCACCCTTTTTCATATTTTCTGTTGCCCACAGTGGTTGCAAATTTGACAAGGCCCAACATCGCTTGAAATCAATGTCTTCAGCTCTTTCGAAATTAAAAGCTGATTTAGGAATGATGTGGTCGATATGCCATTCTCCATAGTTGGTCCATGACATACCATCTATAAATTGTTTTTCAAGGTGTTTCTTTAAATCCGCCAAGCCATAGTCTACAAGTTCCTGCCAATGTCCATTCTTGTTTCCCTTCAAAGATTTCCAGATAGATCTTGACATGCTT